TGGCATCATCTGCGAAACAAGTTTTTTGCATGAATCAGGTGAACGGTTAGATTGCGGCAAATTATTCTTTCCCGCACCCAAGCATGACCCGCAAGGTTTTATGTCGTGCTTAACTTATATCCGTAGGGCTTCATTGATGGCGGCTACGGGGCAAGCCCCTGAAGATGACGATGGCAATGCCGCGGTGCGTAAACCTACGATTGATGAAACCGCCCTTATAGACCATTTAGCCGCTATAGAGGCATCAACCGACCAAGATAGTTTAAAGAACGCCTACAAAGCCGCCTATACCGCTTGTAATGGCAATCCTGATTGGCAAAAGAAAGTGATTGCCGCCAAAGATAAAGTAAAGGCAAAACTGTAATGTGGCGCAAAAGGGAAATTCTTATGATTGAAAAAGTTGAACAAGGTACACCCGAATGGTTTGCCGCCCGCTTGGGTAATGTCACGGCATCTCGCGTTGCTGATGTAATTGCCAAAACCAAAAGCGGCTATTCGGCATCACGCGAAAACTACATGGCGCAATTGATTTGCGAACGCATGACGGGAACGGTTGCAGAATCGTTTACCAATTCCGCTATGCAATGGGGTACGGAAACCGAACCATTAGCCCGCGCCGCCTATGAATCTATAGCCGATGTTTTGGTTGATGAAGTAGGGTATGTTCAGCACCCACGCATTGAACGCGCAGGGGCATCGCCTGATGGCTTGGTAGGCTTGTTTGGGTTACTTGAAATTAAATGCCCTAACACCGCTACCCATATCGACACATTGATTACTGAACAAGTGCCTACAAAGTACATAACGCAAATGCAATGGCAAATGGTTTGTACGGGTCGGGCTTGGTGCGATTTCGTATCGTTTGACCCACGGTTGCCAAACGGGTTACAAATGTTTGTTAAACGCGTTGAATTTGATACGGAATATGCGGCAACGCTTGAAATAGAAGTGGTTAAGTTCTTAGCCGAACTAGATACCAAAATTAGTAAACTGAATGAAAGATTAAACCATGTCAACTAAATTAGATTTAATCGCCGTAGTGGGCGAATACACCGATGCCCAAGGCAACAATAAAAAAAGGTTTGCCAAAGTGGGAACGCTATGGGATAAAGGGCAAGGCATTAGCCTAAAGATTGACAATGTGCCGCTTAATTGGGATGGTTGGCTTAGTGCTAAACCGCCGCTAGAACCCAAAACAAATAAGCAATCCGCGCCTGTATTTGATGACGATGCGCCCTTTTAAATAATACGGGGGGAAAGTTATATCTGTAGCGACCTTTCAGGGTTTTGCGGCGAAATGCGGATGTAGTTAGTACCCCCACCTTATAGGACACTACAAAATGAACGATTTATTTGAAGAAGAATATTTAAAAAGGCTACGCGCCGATTACAGAAAAGTTTTAGAGGGTGATGGCGGTAATTGCCCTTGTTGTGCAAGATGGGGAAAGATAAACACATTCCATCTTGATGAAACAAACGCGCTTTCACTTCTTTGGATGAAGAAGAATGAAGTAGATGCCGATGGTTGGATTCATACCGCAAAATTAGCACCGCGTTGGATGATGCGGGCAAAATCATTTTCAACAATGCGGCATTGGGGCTTGGTTGAATCTGCGCCTAATGATGATAAAGAAAAGAAAGGCGCGGGCGTTTGGCGGCTTACCAACAAGGCGCATAACTTTGTTGGCGGTAAAGTGCGCTTGCCTAAAAAAGCATTTGTTTATAACCGTACCTTAGTGGCATACGGCGACCAAGAAATTTACATCAGCGAATGTTTTGGCAAACGGTTTAACTATGAAGAAGTTATGTCGGATAGGTTTGACATTAACCAAATACAAAGTTAACTTAGAAACAAAGCGCGTTCATCGATGCGGCGGTTCTGTAGCCCCCTAAGAACCTTGCCGCCCGCCATGCAATATTTCATTAGTTCTTCTGCCGCGCCTTCTTTATTGCCGCGTAATAACTTTTGGCGTAGCGTACTTCTTTGAAGTGTTCCCAAGCCCACATTAAAAGAAAAAGATACCAACCCGTCAAACATACCTTGTGTAAGTGGTACGGGGCAAAACTTTTCCACGCCGCGTTCAAATCTATTAAGGTCAAATCTAAGAATTGCATTTACTTCATCCATTGAAAAGATGCGTTCATCTTCAGGGCGTAACGGCAACCCTGCGCGTTCTTCAATTTTTAGTTTGCCATGTTCGGGGTACATCACATGACCAACCCCGATTGTCCAAAGTTTAGCGGGGCATCGATAGGGGCGTTGCCTAACCCCTTCGTGATGCTGAATCATCTTTATGGCTTTGTCGGAAACTTTCATTTTGGTAAATTTAAAATTAAATAGCCGCTAATAAGCAGGGTCAAAGCCATTTTTGTATAGATTAAATAAATCATTTTCCAAACGCCCTGCCGCCAAAGTGGAAAGCAATAATAGATGCAAACAATGCTTGCGTATCAGAATCCCAAAGCATTTCGGCAAGTTCTACAAATGTTGCGCCCTGATGCCAACCGTAGGCAAACAAACCTACATCAACAAATAACAACAAGAAAAAGAAACCGTAGGTAATAACGGGGCGAACCGATGCGCGTAGGTTACGCATCCATTGCGATGTACCTTCATTCAAAGATGTATCGTGCGCGTAGATGGCTTGCATTTCCGCTTGCTGTGCGCCTATCAGGGCTTGCGTAGTGTTTGCCGCGGATTCGGTTGCCAGTTGTTCACTACGGATATGTTCTACGCGTTCTTGTGCCTCAAATCCTAACTTACGCATTTCTAATTCGCGTTCAATCTGCAAACGCGCTAATTGCAGTTCGTGTAACTTGTCGGCTTTATCTTGAAAGAAATCAAGAATCTTGGGTAAGCCGCCCATCAAAAAAGAAATCAAAGTAGAAAGTAAAGTTAGCATAATGTTCCTTAAACAAAAATTTCAAATCTGCGGCGATTGGTAAACATTTCTAGTTCCAGTTGGTTAACTCGCGCCCGCTTGTTATAAAGTTCTACATCCAATTCGTGATTAACAGTTTCAACTTTATGCGCTTTTATTGCGTTGTCGTAATCTTCTTGTACGCGCTTAACCATCCTATCAAACGCTACAGTTTGTACATCATGCCGCGCTTGCACGGTTGGATACCATTTGCTTGGGATTATCATTTTTTTTCACGCGCAATTGCATCTTTGTAACCATGAATAATTAACGCCCTAGTTTCTGATGAATCTGCCGTACCCGCCCATTCAGCAATGTTGTTCCAAATAACTACATAATCTGATGCTTTGCAATATGGCGCATTATTTTTTAGCCATTGAATCATTTGTTGATGGCGTTCTGATGGATTGTGAATTGTGTAGCCAATGCCGTAAAACTCCCGCACATGGCATCCATCTTTGGCGACCGCACCCGCAATCACCAATGCAAATAAAAGTATAAGCCACTTCATTCATGCGCCATATCCGTTGCGGCTAAATTGATTCGCGTTTTAAGCGCGGCAATATCTTCTATTTTTTCTTTAAATCCAATGGCAACATAACCCGCAAACTTACCCATGTCGGGCGGGATGCTACCGCGGCACATAAACTTAACGCCTTGTTTAACACCCCATTCACCAACCTTAGATGACGGGTTAAATTCTTCGCATAGAACTTCGCCGTTCAGCATCGCAACCATTGCGCTATTTCTATCTGCGCTTGCGTTAAACAATGATGTAACCGTTCCTTCTATTTTCTTTTCACGCGTTCCATCGGCATTTAAGGCTAAAACAGTTGTGCGGGAATTGCTTGCCAAGTTTGCTTTGTGAACCAACAAAATTAACCCGTCAACATCTTTCATCAATGATTGTGCGGGCGGGATTAAATCTTCTTGCTTTGCAAGTTGCGGCATCTTATCTTGCGTAGTAATTGCGTGTAGGATTACTTGCCGTGAATCCCAAGCAAAGTAACCCGCAAAGAAAAGAAACGATAAAAGAATTACCGTAAACAACTTAAACGGGTTATCAACCCATTCAATCAAACCAATAATTTTGTCAACATTGGTTTGGTTCTTAACAACTACTTTAGGTACGGGCTTAGGCTTGGGCGTAGACCGTTTAACGGCGGCTACCTTTGCGGGGGCTTTAACGGGTGTTTTAGCGGTTTTTTTAGCCGTGACCATACCAAGCCCTTATTCATTACTTTAAGTGTATCAAAGATGAATAAACAACGCCCGCCATGCCAACAAGCATAGCCCCGCAAGCCTTAATAATGATGCCTTCTAATCGCTTAATACGCGCACAAAGCATTTCATAACGCAATGTGCATATTTCTTCATGGGCTTCCAACGGTGTCGGCATTTTCTACCTTATCAAAGGTTATGTAATCGGCATCCATAAATTGCATATTATTTCGCAATCTTTGGTCATCAGGGGCTAATTTTATGGCTTCTGCTAAAAGTTGTGTTGCTTCTTCTTTTAACCCAAGATGCCAAGCAGAAATGCTACCCAAGTCCCAAGGTTGTGCGCCCCAAACATCAGGGTTCATTGTGTACACCAATTGTTTATCTTTTATTTCAAGTGCCGATTTTGCCGCAGAATAACATTCAACCCAAAGGCTACGGCGGTAGCAGAACATCGCTAATTCGCACCAAGGTTCGCGGGTGTTAGGGGCTTCAGCAATTGCTAGGCGATACCACTTATGCGCTTCTACCGATTGCCCTAATTCTTCATGCGCCTTACCCAACAAACGCATTGCATAGCACCGTTCGTTTTGCCAAGTGGCTTCGGGCATTGCAAGGTACTTATTCAGGGCTACGATTGAATCTTGCCAACGCGCATAGAAAGTTAGTTCCCGTGCGTGATAGAACGCGTTACGGGGGCAATGCACATCTTCCTTAACCGCTAGTTCAAGCAAGGGCATATATTGCCCACGGGATTTAGTATTGTCGGGCAAATGCTTAACCAATAGCATATCGGTATGGGCATAAACTTCGTTGATGCGCCCATCAGGGCGGGGGTATTCGTGTACGGGGTGATGCCAATGGTAGCCGTGACGGTGATGGATTTTTTCGTAAAAGAAACTAATGCCGCAACCCCAATCAAATTTGTACCGTAGGCGCGTTGTATTTTCTTGCCATACGCGTTCAATTTCTTCGCGCCAACCATTCATTAGAACTTCATCAAGGTCTAACGAAATGCAAACATCGATGTCACGCGGCAACAAGGCTAGGGCGGTATCACGCGCTTTATCAAACCGCCAAGGGCTAACGCAAATGTCGTGAACTACCGCGCCGTTTTCTATTGCAAGTTCTACCGTTCTATCAGTTGAACCCGTATCGGCAATTAAAATAATGTCGGCATCTTTAGCCGAATCGCAAAAACGATTTACAAATTGTTCTTCGTTTTTGCTGATTGCGTAAACTGCTATCTTTAATGTCATGTATTGTTTTCCTATTATGTTGTCATTGGCACATAGTCGGGATTATTGGGCCATGCGGTAAATGTTCGCGGTTCTGTAATGCTACTAGGCAAATCGCGCAATGCTTGGCGGTATGTTGCCCATGCCGCCTTATCTGCGGTGCAATCTTCAATCTGTGTCCAATCACAATCCTTTAGCAATTGATTGCGTGTGCTACGAATGTTAGCCATTGCAGAATCTTTAGCCGCTTGGATTTCTTCAGCGGTTAAGTTTTCAACTTGAACCATTGATACAAATTCATCATCATTGTAAGCCGCACATGAAACTAACTTTTGTGTTAGTCGGTCATGCGTTTTAA